ACTCCTGTCTTCGGTGAACATGCTTTACCTGACGAAGAAGGCAATGTAGCTTGGTATAAAGTTATGTTTGAGCACGGCATTGAAGTCGTAGATGTGCTTGACGAAGGCGTCAAGATTCTTGAAGAAAGCTCTCACGGCAACCATAAAAAGAAAATGAAAGAAGAAGTCGAAGAGATTGAAGAAGTCTCTAAGAAGACTTTAGGTTCTTACATTAAGAAAGCAACCGGTGAAGTTCGTGGTAATTCAAGAGCAGGTAAAGACTTTGAACGAGATGCTAAGGCTGCTAGATCAGATAAAAATAAAAATATTAATAATCAAATAGCCATGAATTTTTCTAAAAGAGCAGCAAAAAGAAAATCTGGTATTGAAACAGCGGCAGACAAATTAGTAAACAAGAAAACCGACGATTAACGGAGAAGGTAAATGACAGTATCAGTAGATACATTAAAACTAACACAAGTACAAGGTGTCATCGCTGTCAGAGAAACTGGTGCAACTCCAGCTGTTGGTACTATTGCCCTTGCTACTACTCTTAAAAAAGCATCTGAGACTCAATCGTCTCCTGTTGCAGACATAAGCAGCCTTCAGTGGTCACTAGCAAGCGGCGCTACTGCTACTATTACACGAGACAGCAAAGTACTACACACGCTGACTCTTTCTGGTACTTTAGAATTTTATGGATTTTCAGATAACGAAAATAACGACTCAGATATTGCTGTATCCATAACTGGTGGAGCAGGTACTGTTATAGTCAACTGTAAAAAACTATCTGGCTATGGATCACAACAGCATCAAGGTGCTGACGGAGACTTAGGATAATGAAACTAATTAAAGAAGTAACAGAAGAGATTAGATATATCTCTGAGTTAAACGAAGAGACTGGTAAGAAGTCACACTTTATCGAAGGTGTATTTCTACAGTCAAACCTCAAGAACCGTAATGGTAGAATGTATCCTAAAGAAGTGATGCAGAAAGAGGTTGCTCGTTACACAGCAGAATCTATTGACAAGAAAAGAGCATACGGCGAGCTAGGACATCCAGATGGTCCTACAGTTAATCTTGACCGTGTATCTCATATGATTGTTGGTCTCAAAGAAGACGGCGACAACTATATCGGTAGAGCAAAAATACTTGATACACCTATGGGTCGTATTGTTAAAGAACTTATTGGCGAGGGTGCAAGTTTAGGCGTTAGCTCTCGTGGATTGGGTTCACTCAAAGAAAGAAACGGCGTCAATGAAGTGCAAGAAGATTTCATGTTAGCTACTGCTGCTGACATTGTTGCCGACCCTTCTGCTCCCGATGCTTATGTACAAGGCATTATGGAGAACAAAGAGTGGACATGCGTGAACGGAATTTGGCAAGAGAAAGAACTTGATGAAGCAAAGAGTATGATTCGTGCTGCATCTTCGAAAGAGCTTGAAGCAGTTAAGCTACAAGTGTTTGAAAACTTTCTTTCGAAACTGTCTAAAATTTAACTTTTATAAATATACATTAGCACATAGTAAAAACCGAATAGGAGAAACAACATGGGTGTAGAAAATAAGATCCGAGAGCTTATGGAGGGCGCAGCAAATCGTCCTAAAGATAAGCAACAAGGTGATGCTTCTAATCCTACACAAGGCGATTCAAACGCAAATCCTGAAATGCAAGACCTTAGTGGTACTGGCAATGCAGAAGGCGGATTGACTTCACCTGTAGGTAAAGCGGCATCAGCAAAAGAAGGTAAAGACACTACTTTACCTAAAGGCGCAGGAGCAGGTAAAGCACCTAACTTTGACGCCAAAGAAGATCCAAAATCTGTAGTTATGCAAAAATCATCTGCTGGTGTTCGTGAAGACGTTGACACTGACGAAGATGAAGTTATTGCTGAGGACGAAGTTGTAACTGATGAAGTTATTGCTGAAGACGAAGTTGTTGCCGAAGACGCAGAAGAGATTACTGAGGAAGAATTATCAGTAGAAGAGAATGCTTTGTTTGAAGCTGATCTTAAAGCTCTATTTGAAGACGAAGAGCATCTCACAGAAGAATTTAAAGTAAAAGCAGCCGAAGTATTTGAAGCTGTTGTTACGTCTAGAGTTAGTGCTGAAATTGCAAGCATTGAAGAAGAACTTACTGAGGCAGCAAATGTTGAATTTGAGTCACAGTTAGAGCAAATGGTGGAAAATGTTGACAAATATCTTTCTTATGTCACTGAGAACTGGATGGCACAGAACGAAATTGCTATCGAGAACGGTGTTCGTACTGAAGTTACTGAATCTTTCATCAAGGGACTACAGCAAGTATTCTCTGAGCATTACATTGAAGTACCAGAAGAGAAGTATGATGTAATGGCTGAGATGCAAACAAAAATTGATAGCCTAACTGCTACACTAGACGAAGAGATTCAGTCTAAGATGTCGATTCAGGAAGAGTCAATCACTTTGAAGAAGCAAGCTGTATTCGCTAAACTCTCAGAAGGACTGGCGTCAACTGAAGCAGAAAAATTTGCAACATTAGTCGAAGACATTACTTACACAGGCATGGATTCATATGAGCAAAAACTTCAAGTAGTCAAAGAAAACTATTTCCCATCTGAGAAAGTAGTTTCTGAGTCTGTACTTGAGGACACATTTGAAGGTAGTGATGAGATAACGAACAATGTTATGTCTAAGTACAGTCAAGCAATTTCAAAATCAACTAAGTTCTAAAATTAATTTTTTTATAAATAATACTGTTAATATAAAACAAAACTGAAAACCAAGGAGACTTAAATGTATCTTTCAGAGCAAATTGAAAGCAAGTGGGCACCAGTTCTCGAACATGCTGATCTGACACCTATCGCAGATCCGTATAAGAAGGCTGTAACTGCTGTTATTCTAGAAAACCAAGAAAAAGCCCTTCGTGAAGAGAAGGGTATCATGGAAGCAACTCATGCTAACGCTACTGGCGCTAGTGTTGACAACTATGACCCAATCCTCATCAGCCTTGTCCGTCGTGCGCTGCCTAATTTGATGGCATATGACGTTGCTGGTGTACAGCCAATGACTGGTCCTACTGGTTTGATCTTCGCTATGAAGTCACACTACACTAGCCAGACTGGTACTGAAGCACTGTTCAACGAAGCAGACACTGATTTCTCTGGTGCAGGCACTCACGCTGGTTCAAACCCAGTTGACGGTACTTACACTACAGGTAACGGTGTATCTACTTCTACTGCTGAAGGCTTCGGCGACTCAACTACTTTGAACGAGATGGCTTTCTCAATCGAGAAGACTACTGTTACAGCTAAGTCTCGTGCATTGAAAGCTGAGTACACTGTAGAACTCGCACAAGACCTCAAAGCAATTCACGGTCTTGACGCTGAGTCAGAGCTTTCTAACATTCTTTCACAAGAAATTCTTGCTGAAATTAACCGTGAAGTTATTCGTACAATCTACAAAGTCGCTAAGCCTGGTTCTGCATCTACTGCAACTCCTGGTACTTTCGACCTTGACGTTGACTCAAACGGTCGTTGGTCAGTTGAGCGTTTCAAAGGCTTGTTGTTCAACATTGAGCGTGACGCTAACGTGATTGCACAAGATACTCGTAGAGGCAAAGGTAACTTCATCATCTGTTCATCAGACGTTGCAAGTGCCCTCGCAATGGCAGGCGTTCTCGATTACACTCCTGCACTTTCTACTAACCTCAATGTTGACGATACTGGCAATACTTTTGCCGGTGTTCTTAACGGTCGTTACAAAGTTTACATCGATCCATACAGTGCAAACACTGGTTCTGCATCGCAGTTCTACGTTGCTGGCTACAAAGGTACTTCACCTTATGACGCTGGTCTCTTCTACTGCCCATACGTTCCATTACAAATGGTTCGTGCGATTGACCCTAACACCTTCCAGCCTAAGATCGGCTTCAAGACTCGTTACGGCATGGTTGCTAACCCATACGTTACACAGGCTGATGGTACTACTGACGCAGATACATTTACTGCTGATCGTAACCAGTACTACCGTGCAGTTAAGGTTTCCAACCTTATGTAAGATAAAAAAAGAATTGCTTAAAGCAATCGTTTTTGAAAGGACTCTTCGGAGTCCTTTTTTTGTCTGCAAGAAATTGTGAAAATCTAGTAATACGAATTTTATCTATTATAAATAGTATAAATTCACTAAACTAACTAAGGTGCATTATGAAAAAATTATTATCAATGATTACATTCTTTTCCATAGGATTTGTTGCCGCCGGCGTTAATGGTCAAACCTATACAGCAGAAGTAGCAGACATTATCAATAACAATTGTGTTGTGTGTCATCGTGAAGGTGGTATAGGCCCAATGAGTTTTGAGACTTACGAACAAGTTCGTCCTTGGGCACCATTAATATCACTTAAAGTAATGAAAAGAGAAATGCCGCCATATGCTTATGACCATGGCATTGGAATACAAGACTTACAAGGTGATTGGCGATTATCCCAAAAAGACATAGACACTATTGTTGAGTGGGTAGATTCCGGTTCACTTTATGGTGATCAAGATATAGTAGTACAGCCGCCTCAACTTAGAGACCCAGAAGCATGGAACTTTGAAGCAGACTTTGGCGCACCAGACGCAATCATTCCTAGTGTAGCCATCGACATTCCTGCAAACGGAAACGATCTCTGGCACAAGCATTTAGTACCAACAGGATTGTCAGAAGACAGATGCATCAAAGCAGTACAAGTAAAGCCACGAGGCGAAGCTAAAGCTGTAGTACATCACGCTAACTCATCTATCATCACAGCGGAAGGGCGTGAAGGCATGCTCACTGAGTACGCTATGGGAAAGTGGGGAGAGATTGTACCAGAAGGAGTTTGTCGTACAATACCAGCAAACGCAGAAGTGTCTTGG